GCTTCACCCTTAAGCGACGGGAAAGCCGTCTCAAGTGCTGCATCAATGCCAGCTCTGGCCACATTCCCAAATCCTGGAATGATGTCCTCAACCCCAATCGTTTCGCCATACTGCTTTTGCAGTTCAACAAAGCGTTTTGCAGTCTCGCTGTCCTTGTCTCGGAACGGACGGGAAATGTCCTCCGTCAGATTCCGCATCCCGATGCCGAGGTTCTGGGCTCCGGTTGTCGCCGCGCTCAGGAGTCCCGACCCGATCATCTTTAGATCGTCGAGAACGCCTGTTTCCTGGTCGGCGCTCTGGCCGTTTAACTCCGCGAGTTCCTCGGGTGTTAGGTCCGAACCAGAAAGCTCCGCCATCTCCTCCGCCGTCAGGCCGGACGATTGCTCCGGAGCGTTCAGCTCTGCAAGTTCTTCGGGAGTTAAGGACATCTTCCAATTTCCTTACTTTTGTTTCAAAACCCAGGCTGAGCCATTCCACACCACAACCCTGCCAGTTTTGAGCGTTTTCTCGTCGCCAACTTTTGGCTTGTTGCCAGCCGCTGGTGCCGCTGATGGAGCTGATGGCGCTGCTTTTGACGGAGCAGCGGCCTTGCCGCCACCAATCAAACCTTTTTCTTTGGCTAATCTGAAGACGTTTGGATTCAAGGCTTCAAATTCAGCGCGGACTCTTGGATCTGTTGTTGCGTTGTAGTTGTTGGCAAAGCTATCCAGCAAAAGCCCAGTTTGCGGAGTTGTGATTAGCGGCATACCAGGCAAAATGTTTGCAAGTCGGATGTTTTCTTTGCTGAGAACCCCAGTTTTTAGAGCGTCTTGATACCGCTGCATATAGAAACGATCCGGCTTCGAGGCAGCGCCGCCACGAGGAGCTGAGCGAGGTTTAGCCTGATCTCGTGCAAGACCGATTGCTCCGCGCATTGCCTCAAGCGCCATCCTCACGTCGTTATTGTTTTGCGCCATTGCCTGGGCAAAGATCAAACGCTCCTGGGCGCTCATTCGATCTAAATCAACATCATACTTTTTCAGCTCAGCTCGAATCTCTTCCGCGCGCTGACCTGCGGAAATCTTAGCCGCCGAACCAGCCGCCAAAACCCGCTGCTGCTCCATGGCCTTTAGAGTGTCCATCGTCGGCTGCGACATGATCGCAGTTCCAGGAACAGAGCCGCGCTTCATCAATTCATTTGCCACGAACTTGAACACCTTTGGGTTAAAGATGTTCATGTTGTCTAAAGTCTGCGGACCAAGTTCTCCTTGCATCACCTGACTTCCATCGGGCTGAACCACAATAGCTGGTTCCTCGCTCTGTGGAGTGCGGTCCGGCATCGACGGACGCATGTTGACTGTGCCGCCACCTATTTCTTCAGGGATAGCAATCTCGCTCGGAGTTTCCTTGGGAATCAGTCCCATGGCTTTCATCAGCTCAACATCGGTGACGCCAGGAATTTGCTCAGTAGCCGGAGCTGCCGCGCCAGGACCCATAAGGTTGACCGGACCAGGACTTGGGCCACGGAATCCATTGAGAATAGCTTGTCCACCCTGACCGATTGCGCCCATGTTGACCTGAGCCACACCCATCGGAGCTGGCTGAAGAGGAGCTGCCGCTCCCATAGCCGGAGTTTCAGCAAGTCGAACGTCCTCATACACACCAGCCGCTCGATTGGCCGCTCGGTTAATCGCATTCAAGTCAATCGACGGAGACTGCTGCAAAGACTGACCAATGGCCTGAAACATCGCAGGACCAATCAAAGCGTTGGCCATCAAGTTTTGCCGCTGCCGTTCCATTAAGGCTTCTCTAAGCGCCTCTTCGTTAATTGCGGCCTGGCGAGACTTGATAATCGAATCAAGGGCCTGAGCCCCCGTCGAGAGGGCCATCCCCTGTGCTGCTGTCGGGTCAATCATTTAGCCCTCCGTTATCGCTGCCAGTAGTCCATCATGCTGGCCATATTGCCGCGATCCGCAGCCATTCGGTCCATCATTTGCTGATACTGGTAGGCTCCAAGTGCTGAGTTTGCGATGTTTCCAATGCCTTGAGCAAAGCCCATCTGGTTTCGGACCTGATCTTCGTAGTTGGCTCGGGCTGCATTGTATTGGCCGCTAGCCATGTTTGCCATTAGCCCGCCCATTTGGCCCAATCCTCCAACCGCCGAATTGTAAGCAGCCGTCTGGCGGCCAGTCTGGTTGTCCAAAAACTTCGCAGCCAAGTCCTGGAGCATCCCTTGAGTGTAACCAAGACCTGCTCCGCTATTCGCCAAACCACGGCTTGCCATCGCTCGAGAGCTGGTGGCCAGCGCGCGATTAAGCGCCGTCTGATACAGTTCTGATTGCGGATCAAAGGCATTCCGAAGCATCTGAGAGCGGTAAGCTTGCATCTCAGGAGTGTTCATCATTGCCATAATGCCGCTGTAATCCGGACCCGAAGGGGCGCTCGGACGAGGCATCAACAGCGAACTAACAAGTGGTGCGGCTGCCGCCGCTGCTGCATATTCCCACATCAGTAACCTCCCTGCGTGTAAGAACCTGACAGACCAAACTGTCCTGTCGATCTGAAGCGATTTAGAAAGTTGTTGTAGGCTGCTTGCATAGCTTCAGCCGCCGATCCCTGGCCCTGATCTCTCATCCCGCTCATTCCAAACTGACCAAAAAACGTGGATCGGAAGTCTGGATTCGAGGCAAACTGCGAAAGGCGGCGAAACATATCCGCACCCTGAGATGCCGTCACGCCAGACAAAGGGTCCTGCCCGTTTCCGTAAAGATTCGATCCATAGCCAATTTGCGAAGCGAGGCCAAGAATGTTCGGATCGGTTCGCATCAAATCGCCAACCGGATTTCCGGTCGCCCATTGTTTTGCAAAGTCTACGTCCTGGCTTGGTTGGAAGTTGATCGCAAACGGATCATTTGATGCGGAGAACTTGTCTTGCGCCATCGGCAAAGACGACGCCATCGGCGAGGCGGACATCTGCGGCATCCCAGACTTTCTCATGGGCGAGCCAAAAGAATCCCCGCCACTACCAAGTCCATACGCGCTAGGCCCGAAATAACTCATGTCACACCTCGATCAATGCGTAATTTGCCACCTTCCGCGCACCGCGCTTCTTTGACCAAAATTCTAGCATTTTGTCGTCACAAAGAAACTCGATCCCCTGGATTCTGGACTGCCTACAAAACATCATAGCCTGATCGGCCAACTGTTTACCAACCCCGAGCTTTCTTTTTGATGGAATGACGTAGGCTGCTTTGACGAAAGCGGTCAGCTTTTGCTGGCCAACCGGACGAAAGCTCACTGTCATGTGAATCATACCCAAAAACTGGCGGCCCTTCTGGGCCAGAAACAGGACGTTGGTCGGCTGAGCCAACTCATCAAGGAGCACAAAGTAGTATTCCTTCATGTCCTCTTCGGTCGGGAGAGGGTGCCGAAGCACCCCCTCACGATGGGCTTTCTTGTAAAGATCGTAGGCGTCCAGGATATTCGACGGACGCGCTCGAATGACCTTTACGCCTTTCATCCTTACTTGCCCTTTTTCTTGTCGCCCTTTTTCATGGGCTTCTTTTTTGCTGGCATGGTTTGCCTCCGTTTGGGACATCAAATCCTCCGTCGCTCGGGCCTTACACTGAGAACGATGCCGCTGATTGCAAAGAACACCGCACCCGAGTATGCGAACTTCAATTTCAAAAGCCTTCCACGAACTCGACCCGAAGGGAAGAATGTAAATACCCGAGTCACCTGCGAAAGGAAAGAATTGTAGGTCGTTCCAGCCGTAGCCGGAACCATCGGAACGTCAATAATCTCAACGTCTGAGCCGTCCGACGAGATCGTAGTGACCATGTTGATCGGGTAATTCACCCGACCCTTTAGGTATCCGCGAACCATCTTCTTGTTTGCAAACAACCCACCATCTCCGGCGGTATCCACCAGCTCAATCACAGTGGCGATGTTTGATGAGAAGTCCGTAGAATAGTCTGGGCGGTCGGCCTTAAAAATGCGGTCGTTTGCCACGTCCACACAAATGCGCTCTGCCCGATCACCATCCACAAACTCAACATCGCAGATTTGGTAATTAATCGTGCGGCCAACGTGTGGGCCATACCACACAGGCTGACCTTTGTTCGCGATCATCTTCTTCACATTGAGCCACAGTTCGCGAGTTGGAGCTGCGGTCCCATCCGGCGAATACGCAAGCTTATACATTCCGTCGTGGTAGCACGCCGACCAGAACGAACTATTAATACCAACAGTCGGGTCCTCGTTTTTGAGAATATCCCGAATGTCCTCGCCAATCGCCTGAGGCTCACCAGTGTCACGAACGAGATACACGCCATCCAGGCCAGCGAAGATTGTCCCGATGTCCGTCTGAACCAAAGTAAAGTGATTTGCCAACCCGATTCGGCCAGACAGGGTATCCATGTATGCCCCGTCATAGCTGGTTGGAATTGAATTGATCTTGAACGTCTTGGTCCTTTTGCCCACCAGGAACTCTGTCTTTGGACCCGAGTCAGAGGTGTTGATCGAGTATGTTCCAATTCCAGTGATTGGCTCACCGCCAGCTTCGACAGCAATAAACGCAAGGTCAGCGCCAGATCCAGTTCGCGAGAAATTCGCAAAGTTCTGAGCATTTGAAATAAATATTTTATTGTAGCTCTCAGAGCCTAAAGACCCACCGCCAACTACGATAGACTCTTGAAATGTGGCAATGAACTTGGACTTTGGAACTGGGCTAGTGTCGTAATCAAAAACTACAGACGCCGCGCTGAATCCGTCTGTTACAAAATAACCAGATTGGTATCGTTCCGAAATATCAACCGATGCACCAAAGCCGGAAATGGTCAAATCCAAGTTACCAAAGTAGTCATTAACGAATAAAGCAACATCTCCAAGCTGGGCATAGCAGTATCTTGAACCGTCTCCAAATGGCAGAGCTTGCTGCTGAAACGGATACATTACCGGAGCCTGAGCGTTGTATTCGCCGGAAGTCTGAGTAAGTCGATTAAAGTCAGTGAGCCGAGAAACAAACACTGGTCGAACAATACCAGCGTCGGTATAGCGAATTAGCATATCGTCAATCGACACGTCCGCTCCCGCAAACGCCAAAGTCTTTGCCGACGAAGAAGTGTGATTGATGTCGATCACATTCGGATTGTTGGGGGCCATGCTATTGATATTGTTGGTGCCAACAGTATTGGTAATAAACTGGGGCTGCAAAAGCTGTTCATTCTCACCAACTGCAATTAGGTAGCATGGCGAGTCCCCAGAAATGTTCGACACAACAATTCTGTTTTGATCCAAACCAAGTGTAATTGAAGCAATTGTCGTCACTGAGGTTCTAAACCAGCCAGATGTGTTTCTTTCAGCCGTTGCCGAACTCTGTAAAAGCTGACCCAGAACAGCAACATAGTATGTCTTACCTGGCGTAAGCGTTCCGCCAGTTCCGCCGGACAACGAAAATGTAGGATTGCCACCGCCATAGTTGATTGCCGTCGCACCAGATGTGCCGCTAATCAAAGTTGCCGGGGCTTGGGAGAAATCAAAATTGCCAGTTGCCGTGGTCAGTAGATCAATAAACCCAATCCAAGTTGAGCTGTTTCCAAGCCCTCCGCCATTGTTGCAGCGGGTTCCAACATACACATTGATTCCGGTAATGTTGGAATTCAGCGCGGTTGAGATAGCTACCCGAACTCCAGTTCCAGCGGAAGAAGGTCCAGCGCCAAACGACGAACCCCCATCGGCAATACCACCAATTCCAGACAGACCCCAAACCACTGTATAGTTAATCCCGTAGCCGACAAACTGAAGCATGATTGCTCGTTCGTATTGAGCGCCGGAGCTTAGGTAATACGATGAATCTCGGTAAAAGTTACCAGCTACAGATGTGCCGAATTGCCCGCCAGTCACAGTTGTAAACGACGGCGTAACCTTGGCAGTAATTTCCGAAAATAAAGAAGCTCCAGATGGAGATGTCGTGCTGATTGCACAAAGTCGTCGCTTTTCTCCGCCGCGTTGTTTCAAATAGAAGATGTTATCCACAGCGGTAACATTCGAGGGTAAGGAAAGACTCAAGGATGAGCTTCCCCCTCGTCTTTGTAATTCCTTAAACTTTCGCTCATAGACGTTCTGAAGGGTGTGAAAGTATCCCTTTGGAAGGCCCTCAGGCAAAACCTGACGAGAGACCCCGAAGAAGTCATTGATCTCAATGAACATCTCTTTTTCGGTCATCAGAGCCTCCGGCGGAATGATTTGCCAAGTTTCATTCGAGTGCTGCCCGCCCGAGTATCAAAGTTGTTCATCTTCGCCTCGGCAATCATCTTGGTCAGCCGCTGATCTTCGCGCTCAAAGCGGTTATCATCGTCGTATTCCAGAGCGCGCACATACACAGCCTGAATCAAGATCGAGGGATCAGTCTGCCATACAGGCTCATCAGAGTCGCCAATCGGAGAGCTAGGGTCCGGAAGTGTTGGCAGGTAATAATATCGAAGCCGCCACTGAAGCGACTGAACTGGGGTCGGGTAAAACTTAAACGTCTCAGTGTCTGGGTCGGCAAAGAAACCAACCGGAGTTCCACTCGATGAGGCCACGCGATACATATCGTATTCATCAGAGCTGAACTGCTTAAACGGAGTCTCGTCGCCGTTTTGAATCAGTGTTGCGGAATAAGCCCGCAAATAATCAGAGGGCCATGCAAGACCCTCTGTGGTCGATAAGACTGCGGCCTTTCGCATCCAGTGATAGTCCTGATTGCGATACATCGACTCCAGAAACAGGTTAAGCCAAAAGCGGGCCTCACTGAGCAGGTCGGATCGGCCAGCTCGGCGCAATCCTTCCTGCATAATCTGGAGTCGTGTCATGTCTCACCTCATACTTGAACTTCGGCTGGCTTTAGATCGCCACGACGAACGGCAGCCTTGAGCTGCTTTTCCATCGTTTGTTTTTCCTTCTCGGCGCGCTGGCGCTTTTCCTTTTCAGTTTGCACGATCTCCTGCGAAATCTGAAGTGCGCGGTTGTTTTCGCGCATACGGAAGTCGCGAATCTTCGTGAAAACGTGGAACCGCGTCATCATGTCCGCTTCCGTGTCGGAAGGGAAGATCGGGATGGCCACCGAAATAGCCTCTCCATCGTGGTTCGTAGGACCTTGGAACTGGATGACTGTCACGGGCTGTTCTTCAGGCCAGCGACAGTCCTTTGGTCCAAGTTCCTCATACTTTTTGCGCTCAGGGAATAGAACGTCCGTCGAGAACTCGACATCTTCAGTCACGACAATCTCCTTTGTGGGAATTACAGAATACGCTGCTTAGTATCTGCATCCCGCACAATGAGAGTTCCGTCAAGAAGTCGCTGGCGCTCAAGGTTTCGGCCAACATGGACAGCCATGTCGGACTCACGCTTTCGGCTCAGCATCTCAAAAAGGACAGACGCCGTGTCTTTGTCCACTTCAACTACACCGCTATATTCAATTGAGTTAATCATGATGGGGTATGAGCAGCGAACAAGAATCTTTTCTCCATCACTGCCAGCGGAATCATTTGATGCCAATGGATCAATGACCTTCTTTTTAGACATTCGTTCCTCCAATAAAAAAGGCGGGGGATAAGCCCCCCGCCCTAGAGCCTACGATCAATCGTAAGCAGATTCTGTTTCGATTCGAGCCAAGAACTGCTCGTTGCAGATCACGGCTTTGAACATCACCTTCCACGAAGCCTTGCGGCGCTGTGCAAGGGGGTCCGAGTCGCTTGCGGCTTTCGGTGTGACGAAAGTCTGGAGCGACATCAACTCAGGAACTGCGAAAGCTTCGCGGCCCATAATCCACGAGTAGTGGACTGTGACGCTAGCTGCCGGAGTCGCCGGAGCTGTGTTGCCAGAAGTCGGCACTGCCAAGACAGTCACGACACCGCTCGGAGCTACCAGCGATTGCACGAGATACAACGGACCACCCGACGTGCTGCCGAAGTAGACGTTGTATGTGTAGCCAGCAGTCGCAGGAACAGTAATCGCAATAGCCTCATCCGAAGCACCAGTGGCTTGCGAACCTTCCACAGTCACGCCGTCCTCGAAACCCAAAGAGTTCGAGACGCGAGCGATCTTGTAGTAGTAGGTTGTCGAGTTAGCGAGCGATCCGCCAGCGGCAGCAGACGATGCAGCCGAACCGCCAGTAATTCGCACCAAAGTCGGAAGCAAGTTCGACGACACCCAACGAACGCCCATCCAGCGACCAACTTCGCCGTTCTGAAGAACGATGATGTTAGAGTAGCTAGCTGCGGTTTGAAAAGTGCTGTCGCCCGAAAGATCCATCTCGACAAACGGGTCAATCAAGCCCATGAACATACGACCTTCATAGGCGTGAGCACCGCGCGAGCGAAGATTTGCCAACACCTTACGAATAGTTGCTGTGTCCATGTAGCTGTTTGTTGCCAAGCTGGGACGGTTTGCTACTGCGCCAGGGTAGTAGACCGATGTGTTGGCCATCAAAACCTTGATGACTTCACGATCAATCGTTTCCGAGGCCTGTTCTGCAAGCAGGTCCATCGCCTGTTGCATGACGGGGTGCTTGACTGTGAGGTCAAGAACGTCCGACAGATTCACGAAATCGCCCCACTGATCCATCACCGCCTGAACAGTGCTGATCGACACCGAAGCGTTTGTGCTCGGTGTAACGCCTTCGCTCAGTGCAGACTGAGGAAGGTTCAGCTTGTCGTAGCGAGTGTATTGGAAAGTTTTCGAGAAGCGGTTGGGCAGCTTCTCCTTTTTTCCAAGACCATAGACGATCACGTCGCGCTTAATACGCATGAGCGTTTGCGCGGCGATATACGTCTGTGCGTCGTTTGAGAACTGACTAAATACTTGAGCAGACATGTTTCACCCTTTCTGGGCATCTTCGCCCATTTGGGGCGTCACTTAAAATGTGACATCCCCGTATTTGGCAGCCCAGGCGTCGAGGTCAGTCGTCGGCAG